TTATAATTACCGCTTCCTCCTGTTTCAAAATGTACTATTTTTAAGCTTTTACCACCTAAATTACTATTCTCAGTATATACCTTTGATTTTTCATCATAGTAGCCAGCGGCTGGAATAGTCAAATATGTGTTATTATCATCTTGCGATACCGCACTCGCTTTTACCGTGGTGCCTGCCTTATTTGCCATTGTTCCAGTCTTGTCTACGCCAGCTGTTTCACTACTAAAGGTTTTCCCAGCAAGGACATTGGTTAGTGCTGCATTTCCGGGCACTGCTGGAACTGATACTTTACTAAGTAATTTGCCTGAATCTGGTGTGATGTTTTGGGCACTGGTTTTAAGTGTGGCGGCCTTTTCCTGCAAAACTATGCTTGCTGTTGCCTGGCTTAATCCATCATACCCTGTATCCGGCTTCATTGTGACTGATGTAGTTCCTGTATTAAGTGCAGCACTCTTGCTCTGTAACTTAGGTGTGCTTTTTATCTTACCGATATTCTCTGCCATAGTAGCAAACTCAGCATCTTCTGCTGTAGAGATTCCCTTGCCAGTAATGGCGTTTGCTACTGCCTTCTTCCCATTACTGACAGATGTAAAACACTCTTCTACTCGTGTTGATACTCCATTAACCTGTTCCTGCAATGTTCCTTTGTTCTTAACATCTACATCACCTGTAATAATTCCTATTAAATCAAAAACTCTGTCCCATAATGCTTTTACTCCATCTCTATTTAATTTATCGTTACTCATGAGTGTTCCTCCTTATTTGTTCAATTGCATTCAGCGGTAGCCTGCTTACTCATTAACTACTGGTTACTATTTGTGTGTGGAATTACACTGGCATTACGCAGATTTCATTAATCTCATCTTCTGTAATATCAACAAGATCACCCTTTAACATATAGCCGCTAAAGTCATATGTTCCTGCCATGGCATCCCATCCATCAGCCGTATAAACAACATTGGTTCCAGCCGGAAACTTCTTGCCCTGCTCAGAAGATACAAATGTTGTATTTGCTGTAAATTCATCTGTGATATTATAAACATCACCTTCAGCATTATCTGAAGTGGGAAGACTGGCAAAAGCAACCGAACCTTTAATTTTATAGACACCTGCCACTTTCTGGCTTACTGCTGTCGCAATTGCCTCATCTGCTGCTGTCTTTGTGTAAGCATCTGTAATGCCATATCCTGCCAGGGTAGTTGCCTTGTCTGCCTTGCCAGCAATTACTGCTGCCAATGCAGCAGATAACTGTTCCTGTCCCACCTCATCCAGTCCAGCAAGTGTTCCTGTTGGTACCGTAATATCTACACCTTTCTCGGATACACTCAGCTCTACTCCATTTACGGAAACTTTTTCAATAACATTGGCTTCCCCATCAGCTTTCATGTTATTTAATTTCTGGATCAGCGTGGTATCGACAAGCTCTTTCCCGTCCTGCTTTGCTACAAAATTTGCTACAATCTTAGCCCATACCTGGCTTAATCCTACTTTGTTCAGTTTCTTTGTCTCTGACATATTGATTCCTCCTAATACAATCTGTAAGCAAGCTATCGGTGAATACAATTGATTCCTATGTTATAAGTTATTGCGTTGCGTCTGTGATATCCTCTGCGCTTAATGCCGTAGGGTCTGGGCTGCTTTCTCCGTTCCATTCAGTTTCTACTGCCTCGTTTACATCCTCCGCACTTAATGCCGTAGGATCTTGGCTGGACTCCCCATTCCATGTAGTACTTAGCGCATCCGTTATCTCTGCTTCGCTCAAAGCTGTTTCATCTCCACCAGTAGTCCCCAGTGTAAACACACCATGAAATGCTTCTTCTACTATATCTGTATCGAGAAGTATCAAGGCATCTTCTACCAGCAGCGCAGCTCCCTTCATCTGTACAGTCACATCAGATGAATTATTTACGGTTATAAAATAGTTCTGTGTGATTTCCGTCCTGTTATGCCCATTGAACGGTGGCATGTAATCTCCTGTTCCATTTTCACCGGCTGTAATTGCAACACTGTATAAAATTGCCGTGGAATCATCCGCATCTTTCTCTTTTGCATAAATACCAATTTCATTTATGTAATACCCATCTTCAATAAGTGGCTGCATGGTAACCGGGTCCTGGTTTGTGATCAGGGATGTAATCATTACACAGTTCTTATTTTCAAGCGTCACACCTGTAAAAGAGTACTCATTTTTCTTTAGTTTTAATGCCCTGCGTCCCTTTAAAGCATCCGCTGTCTTTTCAGTATCACTGTAAATTCCACAGCCTACTGCCATACACACGTAAGCTATCTTACATTCTCCTACCGCTGCTTTCGCAAGCAGGGCTTCTCCTTCTGCCGTCATCACGGCAGGATTAAATGGTTGTGGCATATCGTTCTTCCTCCTCGTTGTCTAACTGCCCATTATGTCCGGATTCTTCCCACGTACATATGTAAATGCCCCGGAGCTATTATCTAACCCTATCGTTCTTTGTAGCCTGCACCCTTCCTCAATCGGGACACCTTTGTACTGTGATACTGTAGCAGCCCCGACATATATTGTCCCATATGCCTCCCTGCCTATTGCCAGACCATCCATTATAGACCTGGCTGCCTTTACCTTCTTGACAATATCAACAAATTCTTCTATAGCATCCTGGGTAAGCACATCATATACCTTAGGGCGGAAGTGATATGGTTTCCCGCCATATTCGTACCACGGCTGGAAGTATGCTTTCTCAAAGATGAGGTCTAACAGTTGGTCAACTGCCCTCTGTGTCCCTGCATATCTGTGCATTTCAATTGCGGTCTTAATTAACTGCAACTTCATATCATTTGGATAGCTTGACTTATAGTAAGGCGCCTTGATGCACAGTGCGATATAATCATAGTATTTAGGATCCACATGATCGAGATCACTCCATACCGTCAATTGATTGGCTAGTCTATGGAATTTCTTCATCTGCCTGTCCAATGCATATCCGAAGCATTCATTTGCGATGTTCTGCAAATTAGGTGGCAGAGACATATATGTACTTCCAATGTCATCAAATTGGTACATGTCAGCGCCCCCTATTCTCTATCATAATCTCCAAATACAATTTCTAATGATTCACATACGGCAACTTCATTTTCTGCCATTGCCTGGTATGCAGGTTCTTCTATCTCTATCCTGGAACCACCTGCTGCATTAACATACGCTGTCAGTATTCCGGGATTAATAGCCCTGCCTATCTTACTTTTTGTATATTCAGCAAATTCTTTTCCGGCATCTTCTATAGCTTCTTTGATTCCATCTGCAATCTCTTTCTTGTCGATTGGAATATAATATGTAGCCTTTATTGAATATTTCTTTACTGTTGGTGGAATCACTTCTACTTTGTCTGTATCCGGTGTCTGTTTCAGGCTCTTGATAAACTCATATATCTTATTACAGTAGTCTTTCTGCGGTATCACACCATTTTGTAGTAATACATATATCTTTACTAATGCTTCTTTGGTAGTTATTACCTTCACATCTACGATATTGCTGCTGTACATTTTGACCAATTCTATATATGCATTCTCAGGACCGGCTACCGAATATACATCCGGGAAGTTATAAATCAACTCCCTCAGTTCTTCGTTGGTGTACTCGTCATGCCCGCCTGCACTTGTTGTTGTGTTCTCCACACTGTCTACAAGATTAATTGGATCAACTATAAGGTTGAGCTGTCCTGGCAGATATCCATTCCCTTGCGTTCCTACTGACATGCATGTTGCGCTTGTATCTACATACAATTCTCCCGCCACTATAGAGGTCTCTTCATCCGTTTGGAAAAATACCTTATCCCCGGACGTTACCCTTATGCCTGCTGGTATGGTAACGTCTGTCAATTGTTCATCCTGTAGATGGAATCTTAGCGTAACCTTTGCCGACTCCGTGCCATCTTTCTTAAATCCAAAGCAGCTTGCCCAGTTCTTCAGAAAATCTCCATGCATATACTGCAAAAAATTGAGCTTATGACGTTCATTCATGATAGATGCAAGCTGAAAGAGTTTTCCTGCTGTCACATTTAATAGAATTCTTCTTGAATCTGCCTGGTATAGTGTCAGGTCTTCTCCTGTCAAGTCCTTCCATTTGCTTTCATAATCTGCGATCATGTCATTAACAATGGAATCATATGTAAGTCCTTCATCTTCCAGTAGATCAATTTTAGGTAAATTGTCCAATGAATTAATACTAGCCATTGCTGCTTATCACCACCTTAACTCTATTTTCACCAGAAAAGCTCACTTCTGAAACCTTGGCTCTATCTTCCCATCTTCTTGCTTGTGTAATTACTTCTGCTGCATAACTATTCTGCTTTATTTCAGATGCATTTTGTGGAGGGTAATCCTTAATTCCCATATCCCGAATAAATGGGGCTGTGCCATATGGTGTAGATGCCAATGTTTCAATATTGTTTCTGATGCTTTCACTTTCTGTTTGAGTCATTTTTCTTCCTGATAATATTTCAACTTCCATAATGTCCCCCTACTTAGGAATCGTAAGAACCTGCCCAGGATAAATCAGGTTGGGATTCTTGATCTGATCTTTGTTTGCATTGAAAATCTTTGTGTATGATGCACCTTTACCGTAATATTTCTTTGCAATGTTCCAGAGGCAGTCACCCTTTTTCACTATATAAGTGTCGCTGCTTGTTACGGCTGGTTCTGATGATGTCCCATCTCCAAATTCCCTGCCCGGTATTGTTTCAATCAGCGCTACCTGATTGGCATACTCTTTGAGTTTCAATGCAAGCCCTATCCTGATTGGCCGTCCATCTGCATACATGGATTTGTAGGTTTCTGTAATCTCCGTGATCACATATGGGTTATCTCCAACCTGCCGCCCACCAAGTATAAAATTCTCTGCCTGCCCAGCACTTTTCATTGCAAAAAGCTTGTCCTGTACATCCAATGGTCTGAATCCGAATCTGGCATCTGCTTCTATTTCAAGTGACAGCTCATCCAGTCCATCTGCACCAAATTCAAGATATGCCTTTTCCCCGTTCCGTTCATGCTCCGCATAACTGGCTGTAGCCGACCTTGCCAAATCATGGAACGATAGCATCTTGTTACTTCCCATGCACATAAAGCTCACAGTGCCGAAGTTTCCCACATTTGCCATGTCTTATCACCCCTGCGTCAATGTTCTATACACAAGTTCATCAACTACTATCTTTTTTGCTGTAATTTCCATCGTCTCCGAGTTCTGGTCATATTTAAGTGCTGCATTGCCCGGAAATTCTTTATAGTAAATTCCTTTACCGCTTACCTTTGGGGCATTATCCTGTAGGAAAATCTTCCCCAGTATTACCCCTTTCCCAATCTGCCCGTCTATCTCTTCAAATATTACTGCGACCATATCGCCTGACCCCGGCATATAATATTCAGACGAAAGAAAAGGCACATCCTGTATGACCTGATTCTCCCTGTCCGGTAATGCAATATTCGCTGTACCACTTTCATAATTCACAGTCGATACTTTTCCATAGAATAATGTTGCCATATATCCTCCTAAAACTCCGTTACAGCCTTATGTGCCGTAAGTGATATGGTATACTTCCCACCGGACTTCTGATGAGTGATGGCATCAATAAAATACTTACCATCCAGATTCCCAAATCCGTCCAGGTTAAAGCAATCAGCTGCCAGATATTTTGCGCTTCCCATCATTTTAATGGAAACCTGCAAACTCTCCCTCAGGTTCTTCCTCAGGGCTGCCTTGGCTTTCTTCTCGGCATCACCAAGGGATTCTGCCTTGGTTGTAACAAACATCTGGCGCTTGCCTTCCTTGCCTGGGATACTGTACTCATACGTCAGCGTCTTGCCCCTTTTTCCATTCGTATACTGGATTTTTACACTGTCATACAACTTTGTGGTCTGCTTATTTATACTGTATGAGCCGCTTCCGCCAAGCTGGTCAGCAGTTATCGTATATCTTGCTTCCTTGCCCTCATACGCAGTCTGGTCATATACAATCATCTTATTGTTGTACAGTTTGAGAGACAGGCCATATTCACTGCACAATGAATAGGCAAAAGCAAGGTCTGTCTTGCCTGTCTGATTGACTGAATCAATCTTTACATCCTCTGCGTCAAAAGCCAATTCTATGCCAGCCTCTGCTGCAATGCTTTCCATGATGACTTTAATGGTAGTCTTGCTCCAAGTCCTGTTCTTCTGCTTCACATTGAAATTGCTGTCTGTCGGAGTAGATATGCCCGATAGCTGTAACTTCTCTGGATAACCGGAATATTGCAGGGAATCAACGGCAAAACAACCGCAATATATCTTTCCATCCTTATAATCTGCTGCCCATTCCTGTAACTGAATCCACGCTTTGAAAGTATCTTCATCCAAAGGATAAAAGCCGTTCATCCACTTTTTATTTATATTTGACAGGGACAGCGTCATGGTGTCCGCTGTCCCTGTTGCATTATCTTTCCACGTAAATGATTCACAGTCATTTGCAATGATTTCTGTTGCTTCTATATTATTATATTCTATTAAGAGCTTAGACCTCATTGTCTCCATCAGCCATTATCCCTCCATGGTGGCAGCTCTGATGCCGTAGTCTGTCCAGCTATTTCAGGACACCATACTTTAGTGCCGGCAGAGAATATATATGTAGTCATGATTTCTCGGTTCTCAGGTGCATTTAACAATTTCCCGATCATCCGTTCATTCTTATATACCTTCCATGCGATATAATCCCACATGTCACCCTGCTTTGTTTCGTAATAATAACCACCCATATCCAACTCCTACATATTAAAACTTACTCTGGAATTCTCTTTCTGAATCTGCATAATCATCTCACGTAAGTCGTCCATCGACAGTTCAAGCCCTTTCTGGATTTCTTCTCTAGTTGCGTTCCCTTGTATCGTTATAGTCGGATTAAATGAAATCTGAATTCCACCTGCATCAAAATGACTAGAATTGCCGCTGGCATTGTCGCCGGTTAATCCTGCCAGTAATGTTCCATCCCTGTTTACAGGTTGGAACATCCCAAGGATTTCACCTGCCTGTGTCCATATGTCTTTTGCCCGGGCAGAACCATCCAAAGGTACTGCTGCTTCTGCACCATTCTCCGCAAACGTTGTCAGAATAGGCTTATCATAGATACCTCCTTGTGCATTATGAAATACCTTTGTCCCGTTATATAGTCTGTTCGTTCCTAATGCTGCTGTAAGACTCGGCTCTAAAGTAAGATTAACTTTTGCTTCCGTTGAATAATCCTTTGAAAAAAAGTACTCAATCTGTGCTTCTGTCCATGTCCTCAGTGTTCCGATTTCTGATAATGTATTCTTCTTATAATTGGCAACACCATCATCAGAGAATGCGCTCCAGCCTGATAATCCGTTCTTTGCCATATTGCTGTTATAAGCTTCGTATATACTTGGATTGGTAAGCTTCTTTGAGGATTCACTTCCTGATGCTGCTGTTTCTAATTCATCTGTTTTCTTACTTATATACATGCTGGCTTCATCAACCTGCATTCCATATTGCTCTAAAAACTTCTTGAATGATTCATTATCTGATGCCGCACTCCATAAATCAATTGACGCCTGTTCCTTGTTGTTACCAACAAGGTCTTTGAGCATCTGCCACTGCTCCTGGAACTTCTGCAATTCTTCCGGTATATCTTTCCCGGCTGCTTCGTATGACTTGAATACATCCGTCAGGACTTCCATTGTAGGCGTCATCTGATCCATATACTTCTGTAATGCTGCTCTATCCTCATCCACCATGTTATTCTTCATGGCTTCATAAGCTTCATCCTGCATGTTCTGATAAATCAGATATGGATTTGTCTCCCACATATCAGAACCTATCTCATCCGGATTCATGTATTTTTCCATGATTCCATTCAGATCTTCCTGATACTGTTCCAGTTCACCTTCCAGATCAGGATATGCATCATGCAGTGTATCAAGCATGTAATTAATGCCACTCATGGCAGAATCAGCCTGTTTCTTATAATATGCTTCCCATGCCTGTCCGGAATCCTTATCAAAATCCTGCTGTGTATAGCTTGGGTCAAGTGCAAGTCTCGCATGATACTCTGTCATCAGGCTTTCATATGCCTGCTGTGCACCTTCCTGACTCTCCTGGATGTAATCACCAATGTCATCCTGAAGCTGTGCCATGGAATCCGGTGTCAGGTCTGCTCCGCTGTACTTCAGTGTCAATGACTCCAATTTTGCGGCATTCTCAGCATCTGATACGGCAGCTGTAATATTACTTATCTTAGACAGATATTCCTGTACAATCGCATCTTCATCTATGTCTATGATTCCATCAAGTAATGCCCCATTCGTTTCATCGTAGAGATAATCATGTAGTGAGGCTCCATACTCCTCTAACTTCTGTTGTAATGAGGCAAAGAATGCGCTGCCCCCTGCATCCTGCCCGGAATCTTCCCCAAACAGTAGTGTAGCGGCGATATGTACCTCATATCCTTTATCTTCCGCATAATCCTGCACAGATGATATATACTTTTCAATGGTCTTTCCATATGCTTCATAGTCGTCAGTGTCCATACTGAACCCGATATTGACCTTCCAACTATTCTTTTGCAGTTCTGCCCAGACATCCGTTACCGCTTCAATGGCTGATGCTGTCTCCGCTGCTGATTTCAGCATGGATGATACGCCGTTCAGACTGTCTTCCCCTACTATCTGCCTTGCCAGTGCATCCAGTTCTTCTAATGACAGGCTCACTTCTCCGAAGTGTTCCGCAAGGTTAGCGTCCCTTGCTGCATCTTCCGCATCCTGAATCGCTCCTCTGATTGCTCCAAAGGCAGTAACTCCACCCCATAGTGCCAGTCCTGCCGCTGTTACCGGATTGGTAAGGCTCTTTGCAATGGACAGTCCTGCTGTTGCACCTTTTATCGCAACTATACCAAGTGCTACACCTTTCAAACCTCCGATTACTGCCTGCTTATTATCAAGGAGCCAGTCACCGGCCTCCATTCCCAGGTTCCAGAACTTCTCTATCCCCTGTTCTGCACTTTCCGTCAGGTCGGCAAAATCTGCCCGGTGTGCTTCGCCGAATTCCACAAGGGCATCTGTTGCTACAGGGAGCTTCTCTGCTGCCCAGCTTACAAATTCTTTAGCATTATCCGAATACAGATCAATAAATTGAATCTGCATATCTTCTTTTGCTGACTGAAATAACTTCTCTGATACTTCCAACGTATCAGTGGTTGTCTCATACATCTTATCAAGGGCACCCTGGCTGCCTTCAATCTGGGATTTTAAATTATCGAATGCACTTTTCTGTCCGTTCTGTGCATTCACAGATTCCAGGAGATATGCCATTTCAGAATAATAATTTGTACCAGCAATTTGTTTTAGGCTTAATGCTTTTTCTTCGCTGGTCATCTGTGACATAGCACTATTAATCCTTTGCAATGCCTCTTCGAATCCTACAAACTGTCCTTTATCCCAAATATCGACTTTTAGTCTACCCAGTTCTTTGATTGCTGCGCTATTACCCGCCAAACGGACAAAAATAGCATTTAAAGCTGTTCCTGCTTCTGTTCCTTTCAATCCATTATTTGCAAATACACCAAGTGATGTAATCGTATCATTTAGATCTGCTCCTAATGTCTTGGCAGCTCCGCCTGACCCAATCAGCGCCTCCATAAGTTGTTCAGCAGTAGTATTGGCTTTGTTATTGGTCTGGATCAGCTTATCCATATAAGTGTCAAGACCATCTACTCCTATGCTCAAAGCACTCATGGAATCTGTTAACAGATCAGAGGTAGTCTTTAAATCAGCTCCCGTAGCTGCTGTCATTTCGATGATTCCTGGCATTCCTTCAATTGACTCTTGAACACTCCAACCCGCTAACGATGTGTATTCCAATGCAGATGCAGCTTCTGTAGCAGTGAATATCGTAGTTCTACCCGCATCCATAGCTGCCTGTTTCAATTCCAGGAATTCTGAAGCAGTAGCCCCTGAAATTGACTGTACAGTCTTGATTTCTGTTTCAAATCCCTTGTAAGTTTCTGCTGCATCTGATATAGCTTTGACAGTCACTGTAGCTGCTCCAGCTGCTGCCGCCGCCATACTAGCCATTGCAACATTGCTCATAGAGTTCAGATCACCTAATGCTGTTTCTGCCTGGTTTATTACTGACTTAAAACTTTGGTTCGTCTTGGCTCCGAGTCTCAGTGTTAAATCATACGTTGTCTGAGCCATTCACGTCCCCCCTTATCTTATCTGCTCTGCCTTCTTTGTCTGTCTTCCTCATCCATCTCAATAATGTCATTTACCAGTTCCATAAACTGGGATATTGGCATATTGGATAAGTACTCGATAGAACTGTTCAGTCTCATGGCAACCCTTATTTGTATTCTTTTCAGGTTCTGCACCAGGTCATCTGATGCACCTAATATAAAAAATACACTGTAATACGAGCTATGATGTGTCTCATATCCCTCCATTTTAAGGCATTGAAGAATTCTACCGGCAAGCCTGTTACCCTCATTGCAATATGTTTCACATAAGTAGTATCCGCAAACTTATTGATTGGATGGTGGTTCATCTTTGCCATCACACGTTCTATGTATTCCGCATCTGTTGTAGTCAGGTCCTCCAGCCCGGATAAGTCCAGTTCGCTGATCTTCTTTCCATCCAGGTCATAGGTTTTTGTCAGTGGGATAATATAAGGGAACCGGCTGTTCACTTCTTCTATATCCTCTGTTTTCTCTTCATGTACTGTATCTGCTGCTGCTTCCAGTCCTGCACGCTCTTCTGTCTCACTGTCCATGATTTCTTTTCTGCTATCTTCAGCCATAGATTGTCTCCTTCTCTTTCTTCAATTCTTCCGATGTGACAGAATCTGTCACATTTTTCTTTTTAAAACAGCAGGGCTATCTATGCCCTGCCGTGATTAATACCTTAAATATAATTTAAAATATCTTTTGTAAGGTCCTGTCCAGCCATAATTACTTTTCCGTTGAACTTATCTACTTCCGCTACGACCTCACCGTCGATTTCATCTTTGTAGTAATACAGTTCTTTCGTAATACTTGGCTTTCCATATCCACCTTTCTTCAATGTACCGAAGTTGATAGCCTTGGTCATACCACGAACAGTAATTGTTCTCTGTTTGAAGCTCTTCCCTGAATTCTCTGGGTCAATGAATTCCTGTGCACTTCTTAATATCAACGGCACATTATCACGAGCTGCAATCTCAAGTGAACTCTTGGCGATGTTGGAGAATGTAATTGTAAACTCCGCACTCTGGAACTGTCCTACAGTCGGGGAATCAACCTCACCTGCCATGCCCGCAAGATTAATACTCTCAGACATGCTTTGCAAATTAGGTAATGTCTGCTCATCTGTTACGCCGATCAGCTTATTTGCATCGGATGCCGTTTCGAAATAGACGTTAAAGTTGTTAATTTTATCTGGAATTAACTTGCTCATTATGCCTCACCTCCTGTTTCAAATGCATTTTCCAAAATCTTTGAATCCCACGTGAAATCATTTTCGATATATTCAATTGGAGTCCAATCCGCATATCGTGTATGGAATACAAAGTGTCCTTCCAGTATCGCCGAAATCGGATTCTCATCCTTATTGAAGATTACCTCCGCCCCTGCCAGATAATCCGGTGTCAGTGCGTTCAAGTCTGCATTGTAATTGCTCACGATAGATTCTATCGTTTTGTACTTCCCATCAGCCCCTACAGCAGGCAGATACTCTGTCTTAAACCTGTTTTCCAGATAGTTGCTTAACATTACACACTTTATGAAGCGGTTATTAGGATCTGTATTCTCCGGGAATGCCGATGTATTATTACCCCAGCACTTCCAGCCGCCCATGTAGGAAAAGCCAAGCACACCTTCTGCGTTCAGATAGTTATTGACCTGTTTCTTGGTAAGGTGAATCTCTTTGCCGCCTTCCAGTACCACACCGTCAATGGGCACTGCCTTATTATCAGGGGATGTTGGAATCCCTGCATTCTGTGCCGTGGCAAGCTGGAGCATGGCGGCTACAGCAGCGGAAGCATAGATTTCTTCCCCTGCCATAAGTACCTTCGGCCAGCAGAGCACCGTCCAGCGTGAGAAGCACCCTAATTTGTCTTTTGCCTTCTTGATGTCTGCCAACTTCGTAGTCTCGGAAGATTCCATATCCACTACTGCGATTGCATTGGTAAGATCACCTACCAGCTCTGCCTTAGCCTCCAATGCTGCTGCAACTGTTGCATCTGCGGAATATTTGGGAGCTGATATGATATCCGGGATATACTGAAACTGACTGTATACTTCATCTATAAGCTCAATACCTGTTCTGGTTCCATCCTCTGTTACACCGCCGATGATGTCCATTGAAGTAACTCCTTCAGGATTCAGTTTCGTGTATGCAATGGTCAATTTACTCTCACCATCCAGTGCACCGCCATCCACAACCGCAACCGTTACATATCCTGCATTATTAAATGCAGCAACATAATCCACGTCAACGGTTCCCTGTGCCCCACCAGTAGCAGATACTACCAGTGTATCAAGAAGAATTCCCTCTTCCTCAATCGTAGCTGTTCCCTTTGCCACATCAAATTCCTTGCCTGCCACAGCAGTTACATGTGACGGTTTTGCAGGGTCAAGCACATTGATCATTACCACAGGCGCTACCCCTGTCTTCTGCAATGATGCCAGCATCGTCTGCATCAAAGTGTAAGAGCCGTAATTTGTACATACCCCAAGAGACTTTCTTACATCATCTTTGTTACTCACAAGTACGGGCTTGTTCACTGCACTCTTTGGGTCATCCAATAGGTTGACCGGAGCTGTACCAACCGCCACCTGTACTGTAGTAGCCTTTGTTGTCGAGATTGAAATATCAGAATCCCGCTTCGTGTCTATTCCATGCTTATAATCTACCATGGTCTACCTCCTTGTTTTTTCTACTTTTTCATATGCTATAGACAAAAATGAACCGGGTCTCCTCAGTTCATTTTTGCTTTCTACGATATTGTCCATCGGCGCAAACAGATGCTTTGCAAGTGGATTCTGTTCACATGCCTTTGTAATTACCTCATCCGGCTTATACGTAAATATCTGATTATGCCGGACTATTCCTTTCAACTCTGGACCTAAGTACATATACGTCATATCAAATCGCCGATTCCTTCCATATTCATTGCAGGGAGCTTCCATTTTGTAATGTAGTCACATTCATAAAAATTAGGGTAACACTCCTGATTAAATCTCTTGTGCTTCTCCTTTTCCATCTCATATACCCCTGCAATGATTTCCTTCTTGGTCAAGTGCAGATCGACCTGGTTCATAAGGGATGCCAGGACCAGGTTGCCCTGGTTCTCTTCATCATACAGCATGATACTGAATATCATATGTATAGTGACAATCCAACATCCATCTTCGTCAGTATCTTCGTCATCCAGCATTACTATAATATAATCTTCCTGCTCGGATACATCGTCATCATCCTTATATGGCTTTTCCTGCCGATATATATGATAATTATCCCACACATCACCATTCAACTTTTTTAGGCTGTGACTTTCTGTCAAGTATTTCAATTCCTGTATCAAGGCATCCTGTAAATGTAAATCTGTCATCTTACTACCCCTTTCAAAACGACATCAATCTCATGTTCAAGTCGCTTTTGTAGCATTGGACCGGCAGCACGTCTAAACTGAGCCATTACTTCCTCATTTTTAATGATTTGTGGTATTGCAGGTGCCTGTACACTTACTAATTTAGAATTCCGATCAGAACCATTTCTGCGGAACAGTCCGGTAAAATCACTTCTTTCCCCTTTTCTTACTCTCTGTATAAAAGGTTTGTTGTTATCTTCTCCTATTAATTCCTGTTTTGGTGTACCTCTCATTACTGCTGCCTTATATGTTCTCACATTCGGTATGCCGTGCGACCAATGAATTATAGTATTAGGCGTTACAGCCCTCTTATTATTCCACCATGCAAGATTCCTATGTCCTCCTGTATATTCAAGTATTGCAGTTGGACTAGATGGGGTTGCTTTTGTTATATGTAATGTCTTTGAATCATTTATTTCTTTTGCTGTTATCAAATACCTTTTTCTGGTTTCCCTGGCAATTGTAGTTTTTCCAGTTGGATATGCCCTGTTAACAGCCCGTGACATTACTTTTCCAGAATATTCAGATAGCGTTCCTAATCTTTTTTTTATTTCTGTTTCATCAATCTCAATTGTTGTACTAAACATTTAGTATCACCTCATGTTGCACCGGTGCAACTACACCGAATGTCCACCTATAGCCAATCTACAGACACCTTCCGTATGTGCTACACTCTGTACGAAATATTTCCTTCCATCTAAATTAATCATGGAATTTACTGAAAACTTACGTTTTAGTTCAGTATCCTGAATATATATCACATAACTGGTCTTCATTATTGCCGTTTCTTTTGGATTCAGTACTGAGCTGTTGCCATACAATGCTCTTGCTTCTTCACCTGACATATCTGTTAAAACTACCGTATATTCTTCCCCATCAATCATGTGTTTGCTTGCAAACTCTTCCAGGTCAAAAAAGGCATTCCCCAGGTCTTCCTGATACGCTTCTTTAAAGTTCATCTTTGGTTTCCTCTACGGTTGCTGCCTTTTTATCTTCTTTTTTATTTGTTGTCTCAGTGATGTAACCGGCTTTCTTCATCCATTCCTTATCAATGGCAGGCAGACTTGGAATCGTCTGTCCTGCCTTATAAGCCCTGCCGCCTACTATGACTGTAGTATTTGCCGTAATTGCCATACTCTACGTCCTCCTTCGATCAGTCACCATATGTCTCATCCTGATACTTTAACACTGCTCCCTGAAGTTCTTCCAGCTTCATGTCTGTTGTCAGTCCGGATAATCCGATGGATTCAGCATAGGAGATCACATCCGCTTTCTTGGCAAGTGCCCTGATCTCTGCCTCTGTCTTCAGTGTTACACCGGGGGTCTCACCTTCATTTGTATCCACGCTGTTATCTGCTTCAGTCTGGCTTGATGCAGGTGTGTCGTAAATATTGGCTATCAGCCATCCATCCCAGTCATAGGGATATGGAACAGGCCTTGAGAACATCTGTACTTCCACAATGTTATCTGTTTCGCTTGCCACTACTCTAGGCACAATTCTCTGTGCATAAGATACAAATGATGTACCCTTGACAAATGTTACCTGCGCATATGCAGTTGTACCCATTGCAGGTCTAAGGAATGCAATTGTACCCTTTGGCAACAGTGGTTTCACTTCACCATCCAAATCCGCAAATTCCTCATCATATGTAAACAGTGTAAAGATAACACCATTCACGTTGATATTACCATTACATGTCACACCGTCCGGGAGTTCCTTCTGGTCAATGATACCTGTATTAACATGCAGCTTATTGTAGAATTCAAGGAAATCCTTGTCTGTCATAAGATCCATGGATACGTCCCCGGTCATGACAATATCAGTAGCTTTCACGCCTCTTTTCTTCAAAATCAAAGCAATCTTGTAAAATTCCTGAATCTTTTCCTGTGTTGTCATTGATGACCACGCTTTTGTGAAACGATACTTGTTCTTGAATTCATTCTCATAGAACTGAAGAATCTGCACTTTGTAATTTACATCATTGGCTGCATCATCCGCTGTGGCAAAATGTTTCATAAGAATCTTGCCTGTAGTAATGATATCCGCACACATAAGCTCCTGTCTGCGATAGATAGCCTGTCTCATATCATCCATATGTTCTGATTCAATCTCGTTTTCTCTCTGTGCCGGTGTCCTGCCGGATTCGGGCGATTCTCCGAATGCCTTTAATTCCAGCTCTTCGGCTGTAATCGGCATCTTAGGTGCAATGTATGGGGCTTTGACCTCATATGCTCTGTATCCCTCTGATTCCATCGGGATGCCCCCTACCACCGGGATTACAAATGGTGCTACCATGCGCCCGCCCTTTTTTGTCTCAATCAACGCTTTCTCTGAATAGAAGGTCTTGCCATCAGGGAAATAGCGGTCTTTAAAGAACTGGGCTACAGAGTACATCTTTTTGATGGTTTCGATTAACTTATATGTTTCAACTACCATGTTCCTTCTCCTTTACTTCAAAATAATATTTTTGATTCTAAGTGTTTCAATGTCCGCATCTGTAAGTTCAGGATTTGCGATCACTTCACTTGCCCGGAACGTACCACTGATATATACAAGTACTGCAACCTCTGTATCATCCGCTGCATAGCTTGTGTCTTCCTCTGCGATCATGCATGGTTCGCCACTCGCAGCATGGATGCTGTACTCACCCGCTTCACTGTCAATGACCTGTCCCCTCTTAATTACACCTGCCTCATCAGCTGTAACCTTGACCTGCACAACCTTGACATCAACCGGATGCTTTGCATCGTAGATCAGATTATCCTTTTCCACCTCATATGCCGGTCTGTTTAATAATGACATCTTATTTTCCCCCTCTCTTGGCATTCACGTATGATGCCATCTCATCTGCTTCATTGTCCTGTCCTTCCCCTGCATCCGGTCTGCCAATCCCAATATCCGTTGCATTGGAATCCTTGGAATCCTTGATTGCTTCTGCCATATATGCAGCTGCCATCATGTCACCTTTTGCCAATGCCTGGTATGCAAGTGTGGGTCCATCAATGGGTTTCTCTCCATATTTAGCTTCGTTAAGTGCTTCCGGTGATACTGTCTTGGCAATTGCGTCAAGTGACCTCATTCTGTCCTTTTCCGCATTTACCCCTTCTGTCCTTGCCTGTGCAGTAGCCGCATCCATCTCGGCTTGTGCCTCAGGATTCTCAGCCAAAAATTCTGTTAATGTCATGGTTTTTCCTCCTTCATTCTTTTTGTCTTTATCAGAAATGGCTACTTCGCCAATATTCTGCTTTTGCGACGCAAACTTTAAAGCCTGCATGATCTCCTTTGCTTTGGCTTCGGGGATTATCTGCTGTCCTGCCCTGGATGCCACTACCTGATTTGCAAAATCAATTGCATCCTGTTCTGTCTGCTCATCCCGATTAGTGGGATCGCCGAACATATAACCGTCTATAAATCCCTGTTCTATCGCTGTCTGTGGGCTCATATAGCTGTCATTATCCATCAGCTGCTGTATCTCTTCCCTGCTCTTGCCCGTCTTTTTCACATATGCGTTAATTATACCGGCATTAAATTCCTTCAATGCATCAGCTTCCATCTGCATATTCCTGTAATCTCCTTGAGCAGAAGATTGCGCATTATGAATCATGAAGATACCTGTATCAGATATCAGTGCTTCATCAGCTGCACACACAAGTAATGTAGCGGCTGACATTGCGCTGATCACATGGACTGTAACCTTACCTTCATAGTTCTTAATCGCTGTATACATCTCATATCCATATATACACACTCCACCAGGCGAATTGATCTCTATTACCACATCATCCCCTGCTGCCTCTTCCAGCGCTTCTTCTAACTGCCGTGGATATGCTGCATCCCATCCTATCCAGTCATATATCCATCCCATATCATTCGATACGATAGGACCTCTTAACTTAATCTTCTTCATCGTCCTTATCCTCCTCTATCACTCCCTGAGTCTGTGATTCCTGCAATTCTTTCATCGGTCTCAACGCTTCTGCCAGCTTCTCATTCTCATTCATTAATGTCCTGATATTGTCATCATAATCACTGCCATTGATTGCAGCACATTCATCCTCATGGGTAGAAAGTCCATTACTCATCCTTGTTACTGCGGCATTTACTTCCTTGACCGGATCAAGACATCCCTGCGCTGGTCCTGTCCATGTTGCATTAGTATATGCCTTTCTAATCATTGGATCAGCAAAGAATCCGGGAGCATTTATCCTGCCTTTGCTGACCGCTTCTGCAAACCACATCTCATATACCTGCTGGCAGAAATCATCTGCGAACCACTTCCTGCGCATACTAAAAGAGCGCCATGTCTCATTCAAAGCGCCCTTCGATGCAGAGAAGTTATTCGTAAATTTTTTCATGAGTACTTCAGGGGAGATTTCCAGTGCAGCCCCTATCATCATGCAGAATGCATTGACGAATCCTTCATAATTGCCGTTTGGATGTTTGCTCTCTACTGCCTGCACGGATTCCCCTGCTTTCAGGAAATTAATCGTGCCGTTCCCCAGCTTGATTTCATCCTCATCTAAAGGCTTATCCGGGAATTTCCCATTATAGCCCTCGTCATCAACACCGCCGAAGCCTTCCACGTCATTGCCGTTCTCTGTAACAACGAATAGTGAAAACATGGCATTGATGACTGCTGCCATAATCTCTGCTTCTGTATATCTAGTCATCTGTTTGAGTGACGTTATTACCGGTGCTAAAAATGGAACACCTCTGTACTGCTCCGCCCTATCTGCGTTGAATACATGCAGGATGTTTGGATTGCCTGTCAGTTTTCCTCGTTTCTCAACTCTTGTCCATTGTGGGATTTTCTCATCATATTCCCCTGGAAAATTTGAGCAAATGTGATAAGCTACTACTTTACCATTTGGGTCAATCTCCACACCATTCATAACGACATTACCATTCTTCTGTTTCTGGTCATATCCTGTATACTCACCGTCTACACTTCCGGGTGTGCTGATCCTGTCAGCTGATATCAGCCTCAACCTCAACTGGTATGGCATGTATGGTAATTCTTCATCATAGGTAAGGGTTACAAATTCTTCACCGTTCTTCAGCCAATCACTAAAAGCAATCTGCTGTAGTTCATAGAAATTGTTAAGGTCGCAGATATCGCAGAGTGTGCTTTCCGCCCATAGGGCAAATTCCTTCTTGATTCTCTGCTGTATGCTTACTGCCTCTTCCTTGCTGATACCCAGAAAGTCATAATCAATTTTAGGCTTTGGTATCAATCCGATTCCTACACAGCTTGTCCTGGTAGCATTGACTGCCGCCACGGCAACCGGCGCATTCATTGCCAAATCCCTGGTACGCTCTCTTAACAGCTTCCTGTTCTCTTCAATGTCACTTTTGGGTGACCTGCTGTCTGAATGGTACCGTTTCGCCCATGTTGCACTGGTCGATGCCCCACCATGCGAATATCCACTGTTGGCGAACCTCTCTACAGCCTCTCTCTGTACATCCATTGCTGCTGTGTTTGCTTTCATTTTTGCAATTTGGTTTTCTGCCTGTGCGATCTCCAGCGCACGCCTGGATTCACGCAACGTCTTTCTGTCTTCCCAAAATCCCATTTATGCTCCTATCCCAAGGGTACTGCCCTTACAGTCCGCCGTTTGGACGTTCCATATGTCTCATAGGCATCTATTGCCTGTTCATATGCGCTTATCTCTTCCGATATCTCTTTCAGGCTGGCTCTTGTCATTGTCTGTCCGCCGATTGAATAAGCCTGTCCTCCACCTAATATCTTTAACTTTGCCTTTTTCAGGGCATCCAGCATTTCTTTCGCTTCTGTAAGCTGTGTCTTGTTTTTAATCACTATTGTCATATGCTACTCCTCTATACCGTTTATGGACCTGCGTGGTATATGCCTTGCCTTTGTCTTCTTCATGTAGTTGATACCTTTTTTCAGTTTCTCTTCCAGAGTGTCCCATTCAGGTCTAAGGATTTCCTCAACTGCATAATTGTAATTGAATAAGTCAAGCGGCTCGTTTCTTGCACCGCTTTTCTTTACCCACACTTTTTTGATAACACCATTGACTTTCTTTGTGATCTGCCGTTCAGCTGTCAGACCTTTGAAATATTCGTCATCATATCCTCTGCTGTCACCCGCTGGAAAATGACAATATCCCGGCCCCGCTTCTTCAATCTGGAGTCTGTTCGTAATATCCTCTTTTCCAGAATCAACTCCAAGAATACGAATCATGGTACGGTCAACCACTATTTCCTTTCCGTTATGTTCTTCCTTGATATCAACAATTGTCTTTTTATATAACAAAGGGATATCCGGCTTTCCCGCATATCCCTTGACTCCGTAGCACTTTTTCCCGGCGGCTTTCATCTTCTTAATCCACTTATATGTCTGGTTTGTGAAGTGTCCGCCGGTGTCAATTGCAAATCCGGCTATATTCAATTCTCTTCCATCTTCAAAATATAAAGTCTGGTCAAGGTACGCCTCCAGCTGATTCCATGGCTCATCCTTGATCAGGTCACCATATATCTCCGTCTTATAGATACCCCATGTCTCATAGTTCCTTGCCCAGCCCCTTATCTCTACCTCGAAACGGTTGTCCTGTACATCCACTGCTGCTGTCAGTAAGAGTACTCCTTCCGGTATGTCTGCCTCAAAAGATTCCGACCTGGTTTCAAGTGTTTCCTCGCTTACCGCATCTACCCCGGAAGCTTCTTCCCACGGCTCACCCAATACGGTATTAACAAATACCTTCATGTCTTCTACATCGTGGAATTTCTTTAATTTCTCATCCGCATCTTTGAAATTGTCAATGATTTCCTGCCATTCAACAAATGGGCTTGCCATCTCATTAAGCCTGAATGAACGTGACTTCTTTCGTTCCGGGTGATGTGCTATCCATTTATGTTTGCTTTCTTTCCATGTCCTCTCCGGAACCAGCACCCCACATGATTCACATGCCATTGACACCGTATCAAAATCCACCCTTCTGAAGCTGTATGGCTGCCATGCCCCACATTCGGGGCACTGTACACTCCATTCTTCCATGCTGCCTTTATTATAAGCAGATTCTATCTTGCTTCGCCCTGCGATGGTCGGAGTGGATGTCTTAATATGCTTTTTATTCCAATAACTTGTTGCTCTCTTTTCAGCCAACTTTATAGGGTTTCCTTCACTCCCGGCTGATTCTGGAAAACGGTCTGTTTCATCCATCCATATGATTCTTCGTGGGTCTGATGCCAAAGAACTTGGTGAATTAGCGCCACTTATTGCAATGTTACCACCTGGATAGCTCTTTAGTAATATTGTATTATTGGAATTCCTTGCTTTAGGGTCTGCGACTTTATCAGCAAGTTGTGGTATATCCTCAATCATTTGTGCCAGCCTGGTTTTGGAGAATTTCTCCGCATCCTTAATAGTCGGCATTACCAGCATCTGCGTAGCTGGTTCATAATCTATGTAATATGCGATGCCGCACATTATAATCGTAGTCTTTCCTACCTGGGATGAACTCATAACCGCCACATCCACAACCTCAGGATCTGTAATTGCATCCATAATATCTTTCTGGTATGGGATTGTATCGGACGAGTACCGTCCTGACTCGTTAGAACCTTCAGGCAGCACCATATATTTATCAGCCCACTGACTGATCGTCATTGGTTCTTTTGGTCGAAGATTCCCGGCTAACCTACACATTAACTGTAGTGTATGCCAGCTTACCTCTCTACTCATTATCCTCATCATCTCCCAACGAACTAAGCGCCTCACCGGATATCTCAATATGTTCGTCAGAATAGAAGTCTGCTGCATTGTAGCTTGCCAATTCTACTAATGCATTATCTATTTCCGTCTTCAGTATCTTTTGTATGTCTATTCTGGACTTTCCTTCTAGCTTTCTTGCCAGCTTAGAAGGAAGTGCTGTCATCTTCGATTTGAATCGTGCAAACATGTCCGTCATGACTGCTTCGACATCCTCAGCCTTATGTACTTGTCCTTTGATCAACTGTAATTTGATCTCTGTAATCTGTCTTTTCAGATGTTCATGCTGTGCCTTCTCCTCATCCAGATCCAGTTCCGTATCGTCCTCTACATCCTTCTGGGGGTTCTTGCTGGCATTGGCAACCTTTAAGGCTGTAATGTACCCCTTTGCCGAATTCCAAAGCAAATACCGACCATGTGAGTCACGCTGTACGATACCCTTGTCGGCGAGGTCTCTGATTGTCCTGTCTTTCAGTCCAAATAAGGCTTCCAGGGTTTTTGACGGTACTGTAATTTTCTCAAATTCTGCTGTTTCTCTGCCCACATTGTCACCTCCCGGGTTCGGCATCGGCAATAAAAAAATAAAAAAAAAGGCGCCTAGCCAAGGATTGGGCTCATCGACCCGCATCAGACCATGCTGCGCCGGGAGAACCTAAACAGATGTTCTGCTAAAAGTTCCCCTGATTTTAAAAAAAGGAAGGACACCGAACCGATCCAAAAATCTGCCAGGTGTCCTTGCTCCTTACGGAGACAAGCAATTTTTCTTTTGCGTCAGTATAACTATATCACACTTTCGCACTTCGTTTCACTTCGTTTTACTTCGTTATCTATAAAATTTTTATAAACTTTGAAGTTTTTCGAGGTGATCCGCCCTTATTGGCTTCCTTTTTTCTTTATTTAGTTGTCATGGTCCGGTGTCGGCTTGTACTGCTCTTCGCCTGTCTCGATGTAGAGCAAGAAGTCATTTATCTTCTTTTCGCTCCATCCTGCACTGCGCAACCCCAGTACAAGCCTTGCATTTTCCTGCATATTCATTTCATCCATATGCTCTCCTTTCTTGATATTTGTCTTTCGACAATATCAATATACATTATTTTTTGTGTATAGTCAATACCTTTTTACATTGTTTTTAATGTTATATCTATTTATCTTCTACATACTTTATAATGTTTCCTGGTTGCATATCTAAAAGAGCACATATCTTTTCTAGTGCAATAATCCCAACCATTTCATTTTTCCTAAGTGATTGTATTGCATTTTCTCCCAGCAATTTATCTTTGCGCAATTTACCAGTATTATAACCATTTTCTTTTAATGTTTCTAATACATCTATTTTATAAACAAACACCTGCATTACTCCTTTCTTTCTATATATTATATTAAAAGAACTATTAAAAATCAATATCCACTACATTGTTAATAATGTATAATTTTCCCGCTTTGATATTACATTATTTTTGGTGTGTTTGTGTATTGCTTTTACATTATTTATGGTGTATTATTATCTCAACAGCAAACGAAACGGAGGAAAATATAATGAGAAAATTTGAAATCAATAAAAAATATTATGAAAGCGGTCATACATTCCTGATCACAGGAAGAACCGCAAAGACAATTAAATACGTAGAGCTGCAGCACGCAGGACGCTTCAATGAAAGAAGAAGCGAAGAAAAGAAAGCAGCAATTAAGGACTGGGGTGACCGTGAAGTATTCATGGTTAGTTGCTGGCTAATAGAAGCATAAAACAAGGAGGACAAAAACATGAAAGAACTTGAATTATTTATGAAGTTAAAGGAAGCTTACGAAACTTCTACACACAATAATAACCGTTTTGCTACGGCTCTGCATTCCATATCATGGGATGATGAGTTTGTAGCAGATGGTGAACATTATTTCACAATCGGCGGTTTTATCTTCACAACCCCATCACTCAACCCTTTTGAGATTGATAAGAGTTGGAAGCCCAGCGCTTTGTTTTCCGATCATTCGGAAGTGAGTTTTTAATAGTCGAAACGCTCCAATCTGGAGCGTCAGCCGTGGGATGGTCGCCCGGCTCTGATGATGGCAGACCAGAAAGGAAAATAAATATGACAAGAGAAAAAGTTTTAAGTAATTTATATATGCTTATCGGTACAGAGTGGGACGCAGAAGAAGTTATATGCGCTTTCGAAGATTTCGAAGAAGACGGCGAAACTGAAGTAATCGCCAAGGAGTCTGAAAATAATGGCTATGATTATATAGCCTATATAGATTCCAGAAATTCTACACAATTTTTGTTTCTGGTAGATGGAGAAAACATCATAACAGATGTTTGGATGGTGTAAGAATAGAGAGGTGTTGAGATGATAAAGTACATTGATATTTATGATTTAATTTTTAACGGTTCGGATTGTGCTAACTATACCTCAAAACCGAATGCGCCATATTTAACGCTGTTGGAAGATAGCACGAAAAATGCATTTCGTGGTCAGTGTGAATTTAGATATAAAGGTCGCACAATTTGTGAGGAAATGATGCGATACCCCCAGTGGGACATTGACAGGCGTGAGGCTTCCATTGGACTTTATCTAAAAGCTCAAAGATGGGCAATCCAAAACATACAGTTGTTTATCTAAAATAAAGCAAATTGATTGTAATTTCAATACAATTTGTTATAGAATAAATATATAAAATGGTAAAGGAGACGGGAACATGACAGTAAAAGGAAAATATAAAAAAGATATGGGATTCATATATGTATACAGTGATAATACTGTGTACACTATATCCACCTATGACGGTAGCTGGTCTTGCCGCAAAGTGGGAGAACTCACCGCAATGGGACAAAGAATTACCCAGGAAGTATATGACTGTTGGAAGGCGGAATGTAAGCAAGTTGGTGAGTTTGAATTGAAGTAGGAGAATTTCAATATGCCCAGAGTCAGGAAGTGTGATATTTGCGAAGTTGAATTTATGAGCTATCACGGAATTAAAACATGTAGCGACCAATGTAGAGCAGAAAAAAGGAAACAACAGAATGAAAAGGGAAATAAAAGAAGATATCATAAAGAATCTAATATTCCTTATGATAAGATATGTCCTATATGTGGAAAATCTTTTGAATCTCTTCGAAAAAAATATTGCTCAGATCAATGTGCAAAAAAGGCACGTACAATTTACGTAAAAGAAAATTCCGACCAATATTATAAAGACCACAAAGAAGATATAATTTGCAAAGTAAAAGCTTCAAAAAAAAATAAGAGAGAGAGGGACCATAAGTATGAAATTTGCAAGTCAAACACAGGATTTAATAAAACTAACAGATGATGAATTTGAAAAAATGCATAAATGGTTAAAATATGACTTAGACGAAGTAAGCCGTGGAATGCAAAAAGAATACGATGACTGCAATGTATTTGAATACCTTGGATCTAATAAATTTGGACTAGAATACAATTCGGAAGCACTGGAAAAATGCAGAGAGTATCAAAAATTACTCAGAAGCTACCAAAAACTTATTGAAAAATTGTTATTTATCTACGATCACGAATCTATACGAAGATTTGATGAAGATTTTGGGGATGTTTTTGACGATACCCCCGATCAAATAACAGACGAAGAAAAGGAAACCTTAAATTTCCTTTTGAACAAATATAAACCTGAATCAGTTGTGTGAGATGGAATAGAAAAATGTTTTACTGAATTAAGCAGGAGGAAACGAACATGGAATATAACACATATGACGAAGAAAAATTAATTAAATGGGCCCATTTTAAGGAGTACGTCCCTACGATTAATAGATATGTTTTAGCGAATGTATATGACGAAGAATATGGACAGCATTTTAAGGAGAACGATACAATACAAATTATCGCCCCTCTTATTAATCAGGATTTTGTGCACGAATTTTTGTATACAGAATCAATGCGTGTATGTGCTAAAAAAACAAAATATGACGGTACATACACATGGTATAGATTATATTATACTACAGATGATGAATATACAGATAAATACGTTTTTGATTCTTCTCATGTAAGTATGGAATTTGAAAAAATTGTAAATGAGCCAATAAAAAAATACTTTGATAAAATCTGTGAAGATTTGGATATAGACCCTAAATACTTTTTTAGAAATATGAACCAAGATTATGACAAGAAATATCATGAATTTTGGGATTATAGCAATTTTGGTAGTGAGAATCACCCGTCTTTTCCTATTTTATCAGAAATAAGAAAAAATCTTGCCGCATGGGTCATAAATTCTATTAAAGAACGTTTTGCTGATGAACCGGTAATTGTGACTATAAAAGATGATATGCATTTTGTTTTTCAAACTGAATTAAATCAGTGATAAAGTTTCTTGACATATCAGGTATTTATTATATAATAAAAGTATGTAGTATTAAATACTGATAACCACAACATGTTGATGTATTGAAATAATAATATTATTTTATTTTTTATTGTTTCAGATTTAGAACCGTTACACGTGGTGTATTTTAGTATTTAATACTACATTTTCAATTTATTCAATACTTTCATGACTCCTGCTGCCGGGGTAAGCTCTTTACTGCTGCCTGAGTCATATAATATGGCTTTTCCAGGAACAGGCTTCTGGCGTTCCCATCTACTGCATTATCACGCTCCTGTTGCTGCATTTTCTTCAAGCGGTGCTCCTGCTCATTAAATAGGTCTTTAGCTGTCGCTTTCCCTCATCTCGTTCCCCCCTCATTTTATCCTCTAACAGTCTCAACGCATCCAGTATAACGGCTGTTTTTTTATATGGCTCTGTATCTTTCATTTCTGATTTGAATTGGATGCATAATTCATAGTTTTTCTTGTATTGTTTTATATATTTCTGTACATCATCCAGTGTATATTCTGCTGCCAGTTCGTCATGTTCAATATCCTCACTATCTTCTGTTAATTGCTCAACTTCACAATCCGGCGACTCTTCTGTAATTTGTTCTTTCTCTGCAATTTCCTCTTTCTCTGGTACTTTCGATGTGACAGTTTCTGTCACTTTTTCATCTTTCCACATCCAGGAGTATTTCTTTTCAAACATTTCCCAGAATTGATACTTTATAATTCTGACTGTCTCATTTGTGTGGATAAAACGCACATAATACTCACAATCTAAGTAGACTGTTACGCAATCATTCTTAAATGGGAGCATATTATCAAATATATTGGTTTGATCCAAATATGCATTGAAGCTGCCACATCCATTTTTGAAACATTCAACCAGCTTATCAAATTCTTGTTTTGGAAAGGTATTGTCTTTGCAATCGTCAAATATAAATTCGACAGCCATTTCAATATTATCTTCTGTCGGGGCTAATACATTAGAGCTTTCATCTGCTGCCATTATTTCATTTGCAGCTGATTCTTCCGATGTGACAGTTTCTGTCACATTTTTCTCAGGCTGCAATTCTGGAATGTCATCTACACTAACTTGACCTTTTATCCTGCTGCCACATATCCTCTTAATATCAGACTCATTTATCTGGTCATGTTCTCCCAGGTAATCAATAATCATTTCCCGGTCAGTCGGATCACGCTTTGCAATCTCATAAGCTGCTGTTATCCCAAACTTGCCCTGCTCAAAACATTGCATCAGCTCATTGCCCAGATTATTGATAATCTTATCATATATGGCTATCTGGCCTTGTGAGACATTGAGATATTCGGCTTCCATTTCCCTTATGCGTCCCCGCTCACCTGTCTCCTTCTTGTACTCTTCTATGAGCTTCCTTGTTTCGATATGTTCCATGACCTTTTCATAATCGGTCAGTTCTCCCCGCTGGGTGCTATTTGTTAATAGCAATATGCCTTTTTCGATTGCAGGTGTCAGGTTGCTCTTAATATCTGCCGGGACATATTCGTATTCCTTGTACCCTTCCTGCACAAGCTCCATACATGCGATCCTGCGTCTATGTCCTGCAAGAGCTTTGTATCTATACCTGCTGCCAGATGGATTCTTAACCAGGATTAAGTTCTCCTGTACTCCACCCAGCATCAGAATACTTTCTTTCAGCATTTTAATTCCTCGGATGCCGTAAAAGTTATTCTCGTTTGGTTCGATATCGAATACGCTTACCTTGGTAAGTTCCCCGGGCTTGCTTAATTCTTCCTGCGCCATCTTCATACTTTCGCCATTCATGTAATCCATCACTGAGAATTTGCCCATGCCTATGCTTCCCCCTTTAAATACTCTATAGCAAGCTGTCTGTAATCTCTGGATGCTCCGCATCTTGGGGAATACGCTGTGATTGGCACACATGCAAATGTGCTTTCATCCACCTTATCCGTCCAACGGATTTTGGTGTTATATACCTTGCCATACTTGGCACGTACAGCCTGTACACCCTCGTTGTTCACATCGTTGTTGCGATAGGACGTAATGAGGCATCCTGAAAAATTGAGTTGTGGATTATAGTATTTGCGGATATCCTGCATCTGTTCCATGATTTCTGCTATCCCGTCAAACGTGAATGCATCCACCTTGACCGGGATAATCACGTCATGGCTTGCCACCAGCGCATTGATGACAGATATATTAATATCCGGCGCATTGTCGATAATACAGTAATCGTATTGGTCAGACTCCATATCCAGCGCCTCTTTTAATCTAATCTGCTGTGGCTTGGTAGTCTCCAGCAGGATATCCCGGTTGGTTTTAAGCAGCGACATATTTGCCGGGATGATATCCAGGTTTTCATGGTCTGTACGCTGTATTACCCTATCAACTGCTGCCGGATTAAGCAATATGTCTGACACACTTGGGCGATCATAGCTATGCCTGCCGTAGTATTTTGTACTGTTGCCCTGCTTGTCGTTGTCCAGCAATAACACATGTTTTCCTAGCTTTGCAAGCTCATATGACAGATTTATGCTTGTAATGCTCTTGCCTACACCGCCTTTTAAGTTAATAACGCTAATTACTTTCATTGTCTCGTCTCCTTTTTGTGATCCTGCTGCCATGATCCAGACAGCAGGCTTTTTCCAATGGCTTTGTGATATATAAAAATTATTTACCAAAGGGCTTAATTACTTAGCAGGTTATGCTCCAGGTCATCTATGTCATAATCCTGCTGCCTATGGTTATTAAACTGGTTTGTTGTCGGGGAAGCCCTTCCCTGCACCCTCTTCCAGTCCTGCTCGCACCACTTTCCAATCTTCGACCAGGTAGTACCGTTATAAGCCTGTCCACGTCTCACACGCTTGTCAACGAAATCCTTGCCGTATTTACTGCAAAGATTATGATAATACTGTTCTTGTTTCGTGTGTGTGTGTGCCTGCTCCTGCGTAGATTCAGGTATACTATCACACACACTATCATTATCTGGTTTATTATCTGTTTTTATATCTGGTATTGGTTCGCCCTTTTGGCTATTTCGATTATTCCCTTTTGTCGAATCCATTTTCCCATTTTGGCAAATGGATTCTTCCTTTTTGTCAGATGCATTTTCCATTTTTGTCGAATCCATTTTCCCATTTTGGCAAATGGCATAACCATCATCAGTGAGTGCGTACCATGTGGTACGGTCATAAGTGGAATTATTATAATTCCCTGTAAGGATAAGCCCATATTTTTTAAGCTTTTTCAGCGCATATGTAATCTGCTTTATCGTCATGTACGGGAAAAGCTCATTAAATGCCTTGGCGCTGTTATATACCCAATAACGGCCATCATAAAAGTTCTTGTCATTGGCCCTGTTATGCTCTACCCAGTAATAGATATTGTTAAGCAGGATAGCTTCACTTACACCGTATTTAGCTGCTATTTCTATATCGAAATTATGAGTCATGTTGTAATCCCCTTATCCATTACGTGTTTTCTTTATCTTCCTTGAACTCATCTATAAGATCTTGAACCTCTTTGATTGCCAGCTCAATTCCTTTTCCAACATCAGAAACCGTATCTCCTATTACTTCTTGGCTTAATAACTGTTGTAACCTTTCCTTTTGGTCTTCGAGATACATTGTCTGTGATTCTGCTACCTGCTTATTGAGGAAATCCGCAACCTGCTTATGGATTTCCAGGTTCATAGTCATTCTTACATCTTCCTCAGTTATAAACATCTTCATTCACTCCCTAATCTACCGTATATCCACTTACTGTGGAACCACTATCTTGTGCTTACCAACCGAATTCCTATATACCTTCAAGCCTGTACTTTTAATTTGTTTTAGAGCCTTATTATATTCAATAATCTGTATTAAAGTACCTTTTCTATATATTTCCCACATATCATCTAAGTTCGCTTCAAACTCCGCTTTTCTAAGTACAATCTCCAACATATTCCTGTCTTTATACTCAGCAGTATTTTTATATGCATTAAAATAACTTCTTAGTGTATCCGCAAAATCTTCCATTTATGCCTCCTAAATCTCAGTTTAGCTGCTCAATGTTACGTAAAATGCACTCTTTACACCCTTTTTCTCTGAAGCCAACACATTCTTTCTCAAAATCAATGTTGGATTCATCTTTAAAGGGACACCAATGCAAATTGTTAAAAATGTACTGAATAAGTCCATTAACTTGTCTCTCTCGTAATTCTGCTACTTGTCCATATTGCAAACTCTCTGAGATACAAGTAAGTTCTTCTCGATTTAAACTATCCAAGTCAGTATCTTCTAACTCTCTTTCATCAAAATCAGCAATAACATTTTCTACTCTGTCAACCAATGCTTTTCTCGTTAATTCGTCCATATGTTATCTCCTTAATTCTTATTTTAGTATTCACTTTGTTGCTCCATCCACTTTTTAATTTTTTCACACCCTTCAGTGTCATGATCTCCAACAATTTTTTTATAAATATGCCTAAAATCCGTGTTGCCAAATGCTGTTGGCATATCATTATCTTCCAGATAACTATTAAATGTGTCAATATCGCTATCAGATAACATACATACATTATCTAATCCGTTTCCGATTTTATCTCTGCACTTGACAATGTTGCGGAGGCAAAAATTATCAATATGTCCATACTGACATAAATCTCTTGCTATCTTCATATCGCTATAAAGCTGCAAATAATTTTCTTTATCTTTCTGTTCCGAAAATTGTGAAAAAAGTAAATTGCAAATAGTTACAAGTTCATCCGCACTTAATTCAACAATTATATTTCTTTTTTCTTTTGATATATTCTGTATATTCATTTTTTCACTCCTAAATTCCTTATTTAACCAACATATTGTTCAAATGTCGGTGTGTTCCAGAATATAAAATTGTTGCACCATCTCTGTAACTTCTTATAGATTGGTTTGCAATGTTCCTTGTCATAAATCATTGGATAAGGGCTAAACCGGAGTGATCTACAGAATTGTATTCTTTCAATATCCTGTTCAATTGTTGTGTTAAAATTGCATAAAATATAAACCATCACACGTCCCTTATCTTTATCAAATCCTGTTTTCTCCTTAAATGCTCGCATTCTTTGCTCAATAATATATTTATCCTCATATCGGTCATAAGCAAAATGTATACTGTCCAACTTAATTTTTTTCAGGATTTCGGTATTTTTATCATTTACCAATCTTATATCCAGCCCTTGATTAAAATTTACTTTTGCCCTGCTATCCACAAGCTGTTGCAACAATTCCATGTGATCCTTGCACGCTAAAATATTGGGATCACACAAAATTATATTTTTTTGTCCTCTCCAAAACTCTGATAAATCCGCAACCTTATGCGATCGTTCTCCCTCTTTGCATCCGACATGGCAAAATTCGCAACCTCTTGGACATCCCCTCGTCAGGAACCCGTAAGCAGTATCTTTTGTCTGTTCTGGATAAATAGTATAATCTGGATAGATATGTTCTATCTCGTATGGAAGATTCTGCTCTTTCTTCTTATCATATATCTCTTTACCGTTTTCCAGCCTTATGCAATAACCGCTCCCACCCTTATGTATTTTTTTTGCATATATAGGTTGTTGGTAATCTGGCGAAAATGAGAATATCTTGGACATATAAACAATGTCGTATTCGTCCAGAAGTCCTTTAAAAGGTTCGTACCATTCCACCAGATCACTTTTCTGCTTATGCCAAGCTGACAACTTCATGAGAGGTAAATTAGGGTAGTTATGACCGTCAACATCTATCAAACCGATTCTCATTCTTGCCTCTCTAATTATTTTTATTCTATGGTGAATCAACTAATTACCTCTTGTCCAACCCTGTATATGTACAGGATCAAACGCTTTCATGCATTTAGGACATATTGGAAACAAACCATTACGATAGTTACTTTCCATATCCCTAAAAACTTTATTCCTTCTCATTCTTTGGAATTCCTCATCTGCCAACTTAGCATAACTCTGTGCCTTAGATAACATTCTTTGTTGCGTTTTCTCAATCTCTTCATACCTTCCTGCCAGGGATACAAGCGCATCAAATGCGTTCACGATAGATCCGCAATCTTGACATGTAACTATCCGGTTCGTAGTATCTACTTCATAATGTGCCGGATTGCATTTGCAAATTTTATCTCTAGCACGATTAATTCTAACAATATCGAATGATACTATATTATTCTCCATGAACATTCTCCCCAAAATCCTTAGTTTAATTGACTATCAATCTGTTCTTTTGCCAGCTTAAAAGCAAGCATATAAAGCTCCAGAATTTCAGTTTAAGTTACCTTTTCCCTTTTCTTCCAACAGCAGATTTAATAGCTTTTCTGCATAATTTCTTAACTCACTTTTACTAGGCATTTTAGAAAAATCAAAATCTATTTTTTCGTCAAGATATGATAATATATCCTTGCTCTTTACATGGTCTATTTCTAACAAATCACACAAAGTATCGTGTAATTTTATTCTATGCTGTTCTAAACCATATAAAGCAAGCATTCCACCATTTTTCATGTCTTCCATACACCATAGCTGATGTAAATACTCTTCACATAAATCCAAAACTTCTGTTCTGTTCATATTTTTATTTATCCTTTCTATTTTAGTTACTGACATATTTACTTTAGTTACCGCCTAAATCCTTATTTATCTACTTCCTGTAATAACCATTTTCGTTTGCAATCAACGCATAATTCTCTGTTAATATCATTTTCTCTATTGTGGCACAATGCTCTTTCATCACCACCAAAATAAGGACAGTTTATATGATAGTGAACTTCTGCTTCTTTGCTTGCTCCACCATCATCAATTACCATTCTCTTAAACTCTTCATTTTCAAATTCCATAATATCCATCAAGGCATTTATCAACAGATTGATATTTTTCATGTATTTCTCCTTTAAATCTTAGTTTACCAAAGAATCAAACTTTGATTATCATCAAACGAATAATCTGTTATACCATGGGCAAATCTATCTTCATCAATAAAGTAAACTTCTGAATTATCATTGTTCTCTTTCAGTTTGCCACTTTCTACCAATTCTTTTAAAAATTCATATAGGGCATATGCTCCTGTTACATTCTCCATAATTTCAATTCTCCTTAAATCCTTACCAAAGTGGTACTCCTATATTGGATGTAATATCTTCGCAATCATCACAATTATCGCATTCACCGTCACAGCCTACATTGTCAATATCTTCCTCGTCCATATCAGTACACCACATATTCATTGCTTTGCACTATTTCATAGTTGTCTTACTCCTTGTCTAAATTCTTATTAATCCGCATAAGACAAATCATCTTTGATAAATTCTACAAACTGCTCTTCAAATTCTCCCATCGAAGATATGTCGAATTCATCATCTCCAAGTTCTAAAAAGGCTAATAATTCTGCCTTTAATGTTTCACTGTCCAAATTTGTTAAAAAAACCATACCCGTACCTCCATTAAATCCTTATTCTGTGTAATAGTCACAATCTCCAGAACAGTAACTTTCTCCCATTGGACATCTGTTTATATCAAGTGGGCTTCGTTCATCATCATCTGCACAACATTTAGCGGTCTTTGGTAAGATACAAATTTCAATTCCATCTCTGTACATTTCCATGATTTATTTTTTTCCTCCTAAAATCCTTAATTTTTAATGAATAATTTCCATCCTGCTGCCATTACAAATTATGTACAGCCACGTATTCTCCGTAATGCATTCCTGCTTTCTGTGCCATAAGTGCAATCTCATCAATGCTTACTTTAGGCTTTTTTCTTCCGTCTTCTTTCTTCGGGCGCTCAATCTTCCCAATCATTTCACATTTCCATTCCTGATCCAACAGATAGTTGGAATTGGCAACCAGTTTGACGGCATCTGCATCTATTCCCATTTCCATCAACTGTGATCTTGTTCCAGTAATTACCTCTCCTGTAATTACGGAAGTCATTCTGTATTGATTTACCAGCATTTTCGCATCTCCTGTCCTATCTTACTCATTTGTCACGTCTGTAACCCCGATTTTCTTGCACATCTGACGTAACAGTTCCTCTCGTTCCTGTTTTTCTACTTTTGCCTTTGCCAGGTCATATAAGTACATGTCTTCGCTCTGCTGCCGTAGAGTCTTCATGGCTGCATATGCCCTGTTTTCACATATAGATTTCTTCCCCGGCGAAAGCATATAGTACAACGCTTGTTTGGAATACCCTAACATCTTGGAAATTCCATCTATATTTGTACGATACGCATCCGCTACCTTTTTAAGCTTCACCTGCTGCCACTTCCTTTACTGTTTTAACTGTTTTATTCAAGTACTTTACTATTTAAAGCCTTTTAGTAAAACAATCTCCTTAACGCATTAATCCTCTTTATACGGTCCTGGCAGAAGCATCCATGCATTTACAAATAAATTTTGGCTTGCAAGACTTTTCAGTTCATCCCCTGCATAAAATGCGCCATCTCCCGTATCATCTATCTCATATTTTCCAATAATAGGAAGTGAGAAATTACTAAGGGATAAGAGTACATATTTCCCAGTTTCAGGCAAGCTGTTATTTACATCATTCCAAGCATGATACCGACCTTCTTCTGAGGATTCTCGTTGCAGCCATGATATGCTGCATTCCCTGCATTCCTCCACCCCGACAAATTGCTGTTTCCCATCCTTTACGCAGGGCATGATATCAATTGGATCACATGCCGTATCATATGGACACAAAATCACTGCTGCCAGTTCTTCATCATTCATATTCCTGATCCTGTCACCGTTAGTCATCCATCCCATCCTCCTTCTCAAACATATCCATTAACTCTGGAATTTTTTCCAGCAGCTCTTTTACTTCTTCATCTGTATTGGCTTTTCTTCTGCCGGTATGCAATATCTTATGTCCATTTTTGTATATGCTCATTGATGAGCTACCATATAACTCTGCCACATACCCATTATGTACTATCAGCTTATCTGCCATCATCCTGCCTCCTTGGTCCAGTTAATTTTTTGTCCGCAATTCTCACAGTATTTTTTCATGCACTGGTCAATAATATGGTCATGTATAATCTTACGTTGCCCTACAGCCGCATCACAGCAGGGACAAACCCAGAAATTATCATCCGTCTCTTGCAATTCCCCTGTTCCATCCACATAATCAATCGCCCTGAGTCCTTTTACATGCATTTTAAGGACAGGGGCTTTCGCTCTCTGTTTTTCCATGGCTTCCTGGATCTGTTTAAAATCTCCCTCCGTTTCGCACTCTATGGATGCATACGGTTCTTTATACTCTACAAAAAGCCCATCTCTATTTTTTACAAATAACCTTGTATCTAATACTGTTCCCATATTCCACCCTCTCACTGCCTGTCATCTATAGACTGTCTTTCGCTCCTTGTATCCCGATCCATGGCTTCTCCTGCTGCCTTATACAGCGCTGCTGCCATCAGGAATGCATTTCCCGCTAATACTGCACCTATAATCCATAGCATATCTGTATCCTCCCGCTTTACGCATTTATCCCTGTTTTCCAGTCCTCTGTTGCCATTTCATTAAATAAAATCTGCTTTACTTAACTTTTTTGAAACAAGTACTGCTGTATCAGCCTCTATATAGGACAAATCTATATGTTCAAGGCGTGCCCTGTCTTCCAAAGTATTCATGTATATTTCCATGCACTTTAACTGGTCAACATATACATTCCTTGGGCAAGTTGGTGTAAAATTAAGTTCCCTTTTATCCCACTTATTGAGCATATTTTTCAGTCCATCCACTCTGACAGCTAACTGAAAATACTCTGCCTTGAATCTTTCCTTGTAATCCTCACTGACCATCATTTCTACTGTGTCCTCTAATTTCATCATCTTTTATTCCTCCACCTTTTTATTTTGCAAGAACATGGCAGCATCAGAATAGCCATTACTGTTCAGGACCTTTATAATGCCGTCAATCCATGTATAATTATGGAAATCAGGATTACGCTTGTCACTTCCATCCTGTTCTAACTGGATTCTGTCAATATCCATTTCCAGAGAGCCGTATTTTTCTTTCATCATGACTGCGTAATCAGTTAAAGTCACATAATGTTCGCCCATGTAATCCATCTTGAATACATCCTGGAAGCGCTTCAGGAATCCTTCTGCGAATTTATTAAGTCTCTTTTCCCAAAATCCGAAATCTTCACACAGAACGACATACACGATTGCGAATACTGCATTCTTTGAGCCTTCACCCAGTATGCCCACAAATTCATCGAACTGCTTCTCTGACATGTTCAGTGGTATCTTATATACTCCACGCTTTGCAATATCACTTTCCAGTGTCTCTATGCCCTGCTCTTTTACAAGGTTTGCAGCATAGATCATACCCTGCATTCTTGCCTCAAATTCTTTGTCTCTCGTCATAATTGTTTTATTTCACTACCTTTCTAACTTTGCTATCTTCTCTTGCGTAATCTCAGCAACTGTCATTACTCTTCCGGTTCTTTCCTTCTCCCTAAGTATCTCCTGCATATCCACATCCAGAACAGCTGCAAATCTGCGTACCGCAATTCGCTTATACGGATATCTTTTCTGTAACTGCTTATAATGCTTGCGCAGCTCATCATACCTACAGTATGTAAAGTCATATGTTCCTTTCACCCATATTGTGAAAAGATATTCCTGATATAGCCCTGTGTCTGTTTTTTGGGGATAGTTCATATCAAATCACTCGCTTTCGTTATATATAATCCCATACACATGGTATTTCTCCTGGAAGTCTGCTACCCCCTTCTGATGAGCGATCGTATGATGCACCCTGCACAGGCACATCTTACGGTTGAATCTGTCATCATATGTACGGCGGTCATTACCCATTCCCACTGTATCCCAGTGATGTATTTCCCCATCCCTGCCGCATATGCAGCATTTACGGTGTCTCAGGCATTGGTACAGATATGTGTCTATATCATCAGTCCTTGATAGCATAGGCTCTTTAACCGGGACTCCATTATGCAGGCAGAATTCCACAAGCGTGTTGATAAATTCCCTTGCTGTATCTATGGAGCAGTCAGATAAGGAAAAATAATCACATCCTGTCCTTTTTATATGTTCGTATTTCATGATCTGTTTGGCTTCTACTGGTGAATATCCGGTAAATATAGCGATATCATTCAGGGTTGCATATATCTTTTTCCTCTGCTGCCCTGTTATCTCTCTATCCTCATCTAAATACAATGTTACGTCCTGCCTTTTCTTCACAGGTGCGGTATCTTCCAGACGTATTAATACCTGCATCCCTGATTTATCATTCTTATGGTTTATAATTTTGCCACGATACATATTGCACCTTATACAGCAACGTACTCACGGAAGATCTTCTCTGTATGCTGCTTATCCTTAAATGTGTAATGTTTCCCGGTAACACCCTTCGGTGCATGTCCAAGATATTCCCCCGCTGCATCCTCAGAACCGCCACGACGGATAATATTGGTCGCCGTAGTCTTCCTGAACAGGTGGGGGTACACCCTTCTATCCATACCCGCCCTTTTGGCTATATTCTTGATAACCGAATAAATGCCCCGGTCTTCCAACTTCAATGCCGTGTCCCCTCTAAGATGAGTGAACAGGTGTTGTGTGGATTGTTCAGTTACTTGTCTCTCTGCCATATACTGTCTGATATAGAATAAGGCAACTTTATCAAGAAAAACTGATCTGTACTTGCTTGTCTTATGTCCGTAGATCACAATTTCCCCGGATGAGAAATCAATATCTGATATCTTAACCTGTGGAATCTCACCACGCCGCATAGCTGTGCAACGCATAAACTCTATAAGCGCCCTGTCCCTTGTATCCCAGCATCCTTTCTTTAACATTTCCCATTCTTCCGGTTCCAGATGATCAATCGGCTTTTCCTCCTGCGTGTAAGCGTCTACACCATCACAAGGATTCTCAGAGATCAACTTAACCTTTCGCATCCAGGTAAAGAATGCCGACAGGTTGCGGCGGTTATTATTAAGAGAAGTGTTATTGTTATCCATCTTTTTCTTTTGGTATAGATAACACTCTATGTCTGCCTCTTCTGCCTTATTCAGCGGCTTATTATCTATAAAAGCAATAAATTCCCTGATTGTCCTTAGATAAGCGTCAATCGTCTTAGGCTTGAGCTTCGTTGCTTTCCTTGCCATGAACATTTCCAGGATGTAACTGTTCGTATCATCCACTGTCGCCGGCAGGCTTTCTATTTCTGTCATTTCAATATTCCTGCACGCCTGCAATATGACCTGTTCCAAGATACCCAGTGTCATAGCATCCAGGTACATCCTCATTCCAATAAGTACATCATTTTTCAGTTTTTCCTTTACGTTCATTGTGCCAATCCTCCTGCTGCCTTATAATTATTTCATACTTGCATGGGGACTTTGAACGTGGTATAATGTCCACATGCATAAAGCTAGAGATAGTGAACTTTTGACCGGGTTTCTATCTCTTTTTTCTTTCTCTTTTTTCCTGCCTCACTTCCCCTCCTCCTGGATTTCCTTCAGGTGCCTTAACGCAGAGTTATGTATCCTGTACACCTTGCTCTTGTATTTATCCATGCATGTGTAATAATCATGCCTGCCTTTAAACTCCAATGCCGTTATATCGTTCCAGCTGATGCATTGGAAATAATGCATCTTCATCACCTTCCTCTCCATAGGATATACCAGCTGCTCAAATATATAGTTTATATCCTGATATTCCTGCGCTATTTGCTTCTGGAGATTCCTTATCTTCTCCTCAGTCTGAACCTTCTCAAGCACACTGTAAAATGCGCTGTCTCCTTCAGTACTGCTGCCATGCGGCATCCCATCCATGACGATTGCCCTTAATTGGGATTGCCCTGACATTACTTCATATTGTTGCAGCTCATTCAGGAGCTCTTTCCTCTTCTGTAGGTGTCTGTTGAGATATTCCTTATCTATCATTTTTCATGCTCCCTGCTGTGCATTCTTGCAAAGGCTTCATTTGCTTCCTGTTCATCGAAGAAATAATATTTCCCCATATTGTTCATTCCTATGAATACATCCTCTGCTATAAGACATGTACCGTCCTTATCTATCCGGTAGCCATCCACCACATAACTGTGGACTTTCTCGCCTATTATAGAGAACACCTTATCTCCTATCCTGCATGGGACCGGCACCGAATATTCCCAGACCATACCCACTCCTTTCCACACTCCCCACACTTAAACCGTGGATATTGTGTATAATTATGTAAATCCAATGGGGCTCCTTTGGGATTAATTCCCAGGGCTTTCCTGCTGAATGTCACCTTTTCCATCCCCAACAGGTGTATATATTGCAAAATCAGTTTTCTTTTTATCGGCATCATAATCAATCATTATGCGGAACTTTCTTTTTGAGAACATTTCACGCATTGTCATTTCTGCCCAATATTTCAAAAGCACCACTGCCTTTTCAAAGCCTTCTGTATTTACCCTGTTGAAATTCGATTCTGTAAGCTCTTCATCCGGGGAAGCTGCTTCCCGTGCCTTCCTTGACGCTTCATCATATCCAGTACATTTTAGTTCTGTTCCATGTCCTGTACCGAACTTTGAAATTATCTGGTTATATTCTTCCTCAGTCATTTTCAAAGCTTCTGTTGTTTCTTTATCTTCAGTCAGACGGTTTATTTCTATAATATTAATAGTGCTCAATTTATGAAGTCTCCTTTTATGTATGTTGGGATCATGTCCCATGTGCAGCACGCAGGCTTGGGAGTTTGCCTGCTGCCGCTTTATCAATGTAAAGGGGATTGTGCAGCGCCCCATAATGTGCGCTGCACATGGAACATGATCCATGTTTTGTCATGCAGTCTTCTCATCCTCTTTCTCTTTCGGCTCCTGTGTCACTTTCACAGTGACTTGGACGCCTTCCCTGTTCGATATGAGCATGGCAAGCGTATCAAAAAACCTCTGCGCATTGAAAGTACCTTCCACCTGTACACCCGGTATATCCATACATTCCACCTCCTACGCTATCTGTGTCTGTGACTGTGCCTTCTGGCGTTCCTGCTGAATCCCCTGCATATAGCCAAGGATGAACATCTGGTTATCGTTATTCAGTTTTTTAAATTCTTTCGTTGCTTTCTCAATCATTTCTTTTTTACTTCTGCTTACTTCTGCCATACTATTTCCTCCTTATGTAATCTTGAATCTGTACTACGTTACTCCTATACTATATTTACAGGCTCCTGCCAGAGCTGAGTACATATGAAAGGAGTGATACTCATGTCTTTACATCAATATGAAATTGATTTTGCACAACTTCCACCTGATGAAAAAAGTGCATTAATAAATCGCATTCAAGAATATACAGATAGCGGCCTTTATATGAAAACGGATTTTCAATCTGCTATCTTCTTCATTGATGAAAAAATTGATATCAGCTATCTGAAGATTCCTGCTGAATGCCATCTTTCCCGTCTGTAACAGGCGTATATATTGCAAAATCTGTTTTTTGGACTTCCGCATTATAGTTAATTGAAATGCGGAAGTTTTTATTTTTGAGAATTGCATTTAATGTCATTTCTGTCCAATGTTTCATGATAAGTACTGCTTTCTCAAATATTTTTGTATTTACCCAGTTAAAGTTTTCCTCTGTCAGTTCCTCATCTGGAGAAGCTGCCGCATGCGCTCTATCTAATGTTTCATAATAACCAACCATCTTTCTCTCCACCCTATGACCTGTTCCGAACTTAGAAACTACCTGTGCATACTCTTCCTTAGTCATTTTTAATGCTTCTATTATTTCTCCCTCATCATTCAGGCAACTGATGGATACAATGTTTATACTGTCTGTATCATTTTCTTTTGCCAACTTTCTCACCTCTATTCTTTAAATTTTGTTTTCTTCAATGCATTTTATATCTTTATATCGCTTTGATAAAGTCATTTTAAAACTTTATTTTGCATTTGTCAATGCATACGCAAAATATTTTTTGCTGTTTTGCCTTGACCAATTCATTTTAGTGTTTTATACTGAAATCATAAATCTATAGGAAGGAGGTCTTTATTAAATGGAAATACACGAACGCATAAGAGAATTGAGAAAAGAATACTTGAAAATGTCCCAAACTGCGTTTGGTGAACGATTAGGTGTCAGCCGATCTGTTATCAATAATATTGAATTGAATATACTTGCAAAGCCAGAGCAGAAGCTATCATTATATAAGTTGATATGTAAGGAATTTAATATCAGTGAAGAATGGCTTTTCAATGGCACAGGTGGTATGTATGCGAATAACGAAACCGAATACAGTGCCCTTATTGACAGGGTAATGGATGGAGAAAATGAATTTGCCAAGAATATCTTTAAGACATTCGCTGCGTTTGATGAGTCTGACTGGGAAGCTCTCCAGCGTATGATTGAGAAGTATCTGGATATTTCCGATGCAGGAGAAGAGAAGACACTATATGACTCCGTGCCTGGTACAGCGGAAGAACTGGAGAAACAGTTCCCGCCTGTTGATCCTGTTGATATTGATGGCAAGAGCAGTGCCGGGTAGTCCCCCCTTTTGGGGACGCCCAGCATCCCACTTTATAGTTTAATATATATTTTGGTCTGACCTATGAAGTTGAGATTGATATACAATATAGAAGTTCTGCTATAATATATCGCATATATTTTGCAGTTATTATGGTATATGTATTTTCGTTTCATTATCTCCCACGACCTTTCTTTTGTGAAAAGCTGGGCGCTTTTCCATTATAAAGGCATGGTAAGACAACAACTACTGGCAAATAATGGTAAAAAATTCATTGGATTATGTCTACAAAGTATTTATTTTTCTGACAATTCACTTTAAAATAGTGTAGTAAACACTTTTTATGGAAGGAGAATTTATATGGAAAATACTATTTGGAATATGTGGACGAATGTCCATGATAATCCCGACCAGAAAAAAAGAATTGAAAGTGCTACGAAGGCAGCCTGTACACCTATTTTGCTAGATCAAACAACTTGTACTGGTAAATTTAAGGGAAGCTCCGGTAATCATACTACATCACTTGATATGTGCTCCTGTGTTGATTTTAACCGCAGACACCTTCCTTGCAAACATATGTATCGTCTTGCTATGGAACTAGATTTATTAGATGTTCCTTTTAAATCCGATACATCACAGATTGTAGAGCCACAGTCGTCCTCTCGTATATCTTTGGACAAAACGGTGCAAATAGTTGAGCAGCTCACTATACCACAGCAAAAAATGCTTAATGAAGCTCTGGACCATATTAATCCTAAACAGCCTACTTGTGCCCTACTTACATCACCAGATCTTCAAGCATTAATAGATTCCAGTATTTTACTTCCTGCTCCTGAAATTGCAAATTCTTTGAGTAAATACAAAAAATCTGAACTTGCATCACTAGTTGATACACTAAATATTAAGTTGCCTGTGACCGTAAAGAAAAAAGATGAAATCGCTGCATATTTGTTGGACAACTACGCAACGCAGCTCTTCAATATGCCTTTGCTATACACCTCAGTGACATACAACCCTGCTATAAAACATGGAAAACTTCATATGTATTTGAACCGAAAATTCCAGTACTGTTATTCCTATGATGATAATTCTTTTTTTGCATATGATACTGCACCTTTTGCGGATTACATTCCAAATGATGATGTTACCGCTTTACTTTTTAAACTAGGGTATTTTATATAGCAAAATATAAATATGATAAAATAAAATACGGTCAATGCCCTAACATTGACCGCATCTGTGTAACTGTTAACCAAGAGTGTAAACCATTGGCTAAAATAACCTACAATAATATTTTAGCACAAATACCTACACTCTTGCAATGGGTGTATTTTTTATACCCATTTTATCCAAGAAATGAGATGATATTATGAAGAACAAAGAAGATGCCACGGCACTTGTCCGTGTTGCCCTGTACATACGTGTTTCCGGAGAGGAACAGAAGATTAAGGGTCTGTCTCTGGAAGCACAGCAGGAAAGATTGGAAGAATACGCAAGAGAACGTGGCTGGGTCATTGTCGGCACTTACATTGATGCAGCCAAGACCGCCCGTAAGAATATCCACAAAAGGACAGAATTTCAACGGATGATTCAGAGTGTGAAACATAATGAAGTAGACATTCTTCTCTTCTGCCGCCTTGATCGCTGGTTCCGGTCCGTTGGTGACTACTACAAAGTTATGGAGATACTCCAGTCGCACAACTGCGACTGGAAGACTACGGATGAGGAATATGATACAACGACTGCTAATGGACGTCTGTATATTAACGTAAAGTTATCTATTGCCCAGAATGAAGCTGACATAGATGGAGAAAGAATAGATGTAGTATTTGATAGTAAGATCGCACATGGCACTGTTGTGTCCGGTTCTACTCCATTCGGACTCCGTGTCAACAGTGAGAAACGTCTGGAGATCATACCGGATGATGCTGCCATTGTACAGGATGCTTTCAATTATTTTGAACATACGGTGTCCCAGCGTGCAACGACTAAATACATCCGTGAGAAATACGGCGTAAATTGGTGCTATGCTACTTTTCACAGGATGTTAATAGAAGAGTTATATACAGGTGTATATAACCGTGGTGACAGGTATAATGCCAATTTCTGCCCTGCCATTATCCAGCGCAGGCAGTTTGACCGTGTTCAGATGCTGCTAAAGAAGAATGTGCGCCATGCTCCGTCCGGGCGTGTGTACCTCTTTACTTCCATTCTTAATTGTAAAGAGTGCGGACACAAAATGAACGGTTATATATCACAAGGCATATACTACTACCGCTGTAACCAACATTTACAACGTGGCAGATGCCCACATAATCATTCCGCCCGTGAAGACCGCATTGAACAATGGCTGTTTGACCATCTGGATGAGGAACTGGAACGCTGTAAACTGGAATGGAAAGTGAAAGCAGCTGAGAGGAAACGTGCCTCCTCTGCAAAAGATAAGGCAGCGTTAAAACGTAAGCTGACCAAACTAAAAGAACTATATGTAAATGAACTGATAGACATTGAAGAATATAAGAAAGACTATGTGATATATACATCAGCATTGGAACAGATTCCTGATATACCGCAGGAGTCACCGCCTGATTTTGCAGCTGTCGAAAGAATACTGGATGCAAATTACAGAAAAATATATAACGCATTAACCCGTGAAGATAAGCGCACACTTTGGCGCTCAGTCATTAAAGAAATAAGAATTGATAATGACCAGAAGATAACGGGTATTAATTTTGAGTGA